ATCCTGGATGCTCTTTGCTCGTACGGGTTGGAATTCCTCCAAGTTAGGCTTAAACGTCAGCGTGGTTCGTTCTACGGCATTTCCGTAAAGAATATCGGCGGCGGTTTGTATGTTCATGTTTTTAGGTTGGGGTTGGGGTTATATTAAAGGGAGGTGAAAGAGAAGCTCGGAGGCTCCGTAAACCTTGAAAGCTCCGCACGAGTCGCATTCGTAGTTCCTGGCATCGGGTTCACAAGGTGAAGAGGAAGATTCACCGCAAGCGGTGCATATTCCTTCCATATCGTCAGTTTCGATTGCTTCAATGATTCGGTCTTCAGTTATGCTAGGGTGTAGTTTCATGTTGTTATGGTGTTTGGGCTGTTGGGGTTAGTTGTTGGCGATTGCATCGGCCTTTGCTGACATAGTGCCATGAGCTGGGAATCCGATGATAAAGGGGCGGTCAGCCTTGGAACATAGACCGCACGTTTTACACGTTATGAACTCGCTTCTGGTCGCTGGGCAAACTACAACTGGACGTCCCTGGGGCGTGGTCAGATTTTTTACCTTCACCGCCTCCGAGGGAAGTACTGCCACAACTGGCAATCTGTGACGGGAAAGTCGGTCGGCGTGTTTTAAGCTATTTCCTGACAAGTTAATCACGAAACCTTCACGGGTAGCGGCTCGGATAGCCTTCAGATTGTCGGCGGTCGGGGGTTTGTGGGTGTAGGTGAATCCTCTCGTTCCCCGTGCGGCTTTTGCTAGGCGTACCAGGTCACGGGCGTTTATGCGGTCGCCCTTGCCTGGCAAGTCGCCGGCTTGTCCGTGTCTCCATAACGTACCAGGAAGAATTGATCTTATTTTTTTAAGGAAAGAGGTGAAGCTTTCCCCCCTACTGCCGTCCGTGACTTTTTTCCAGTGCATCCCGAGAAAAGAGTTTTTTGCGTAACATCCCCCTTTTTTCAAGGGGCATTTGTCGGGGCACGTTGACGCTGTTGACGTGGTCACGGGCATGGCTCCCGTTTTTACGTTGTCGCTCACCGGCGTGAAATGGAAGTTGTATGTTGTCATGTTTTCTCCTTTTGGTTCGGTGTTTGGGGTTATTTGCTTGCCTGGTATTGGGCAAGGTCGATGCCATTCATGAAGGCCCAGATCAGATTATAAAGCTCTTTTTTAGAGACATAACCGCATCGTAGTGGATCGGTTACGCCTCCCGTATCGGAAACGATCTTTTCCAACTTCCAGCCTCCGTAAGCTCCTGCGAGATAATAAGTGCCGACATTGGCTTGGAATTTTCCGTCTTCCGTCCTGGTGTAGGGTTCGGGGTTGGCTCCCGTAAGGGTGTTGAGTCTCTTAATCGAGCCTTCCAATTCTGCTTTGCTGATTTTCATGTTTTTTAGTGGGTTGGGGTTGGGTTTTAGTTGTTGGTTAATAGATAAGCGATTCTTGCCGCTAGGATGGCCGCTAATGCCGCCAGGATTGCCAAGCGGAGGGTTAGGGATTGGAGTTGCTTGGAGCGGTTCCAAGCAAGGATTGCGTCGGATCTTTTCATGGTGTTGGGGTTGGTGATTAAAAAGTGATATCCTCAAGATGCATTTCAAGATTGAAACAAGCGGCAAGTAGGTCATCCCATTGTGCCTGAAATTCCTTCATGGATTTTTCATTCCATCCCTTTTCTTCAAGTGCCTTGAATTGACGATACTTGTCTCTACGATATTCTTGGATAACTTCGATGAGTTTATTTTCGTTCATGTTTTTTTTGTTGTTGTTGTTTTTTGTGATCGCCTCTAGAGCCAGTATTTAAGCGGTTCTGTTGTCAATCACTACAACTACAATACCATCTTTTTATAACCTTGCAAGATATTTTTGTGAGGAGGATGATCTTTTTTTTAATGGATGTTGACACGTTTTACGAGTGGTCAGTATACTCGGATTGCGTAGCACTTCTTTATACTGGTCTGTACTCTAGAGTAACTTGTAAAGACTCCTTACTCTTCTCTCTTAACACCTCCAAAATGTAAACGTCCAATGTTGGTGACGATCAGAAACCACTCTTCCCAGGCTTTGCCTCGCATAATCGACCAAGCCAAGGTTGACGAGGGAATTGCATAAGGTTGACTAGGGAAGGTTAAAGGGGTAAAAGCTAGGTAATCATGACCAAGAAAAATCTCCCTAGCGTTGCCAAGTTATCCCCAAAGCAAAGTCAGTTCGTCAAATACCACTTGGAAGGACTCCCATTAAGCAAAGCATATCTGTTGGCTGGATACAAATCCAGTAGCATTGAGAATGCGGCAAGTGATGCTTGTCGACTAATCAAGACTCCCAAAGTTTCCCAAGCGATTCAGCGAGCCAAGGAAATAGAATGGGAAAAAACCGTGATGAGTTTAGCTGAACGTAAAGCGTTTCTCTCCAGCGTTGCAAGAACACCAGCTGGACAAGTGGATAAAGATTCTCCACTATGTCAGGAATATAGTGAGGACGTAGATCAAATGGGCAATGTTAAAAAGCGAGTAAAAATGCCCAATAAATTAGAAGCTGTTAATATCCTATCAAAGTTATCAGGAGACTACGAAAAGGGAACTGAACAACAGACTAATCCTTTCCAATTCCTAGTTCAGTTCTTCAGTCCCTCAACTGGCACGCCGGCACTGCCGGTTCTTTCGCCGGTTCCTTCGCCGGTGTTGCCTCCCGTCCTAGATGCGGAGATTGTCCCGCCCTCGACCCCCTAGGATCTCCCAAGGAATCTCTTCGGGAGGTGGGAGGGGGTACCGTCACCTATATATTGGGCGGTCACGTGCGACACTACCCAATGAAAAAAAACCTATATCTGGAAACTTCCTTCCCTTTTAGTTTCTTTTACAATAACCTAGACTTGACATGAATATGGGATGGGGAGTACCGTTGGACACGATGACATTGAGATACCCACCTAGTGATAGGAATAGGCCGAGTATAATGCTATTGAGGAGTCTGGCTAATGAGTTGGAGCTGGATTCGGATAGTTCTCCTGGTGGGTATGGTGGCATGAAATTGGAGAGGGAGAGATTGAGCAAGGCATTGAAGGAGAAGATAGAAGATTCTCGACTCTCGGATTGGGATAGGGATATGATAAAGGGACTATAAGAATTTTGCCCCCACACCTCTGTCTGTGAGCAAGTGCAAAAGGGGGTTCTTATGTTTATGTTGTGTACATATGCATACGCTCATGTACAGAAAAAGCGGATTCATCGACATGATATCCAATCGGGTATAATGCGGTGATTAATCAGGTGTCTGCGATCTGCTACACAATTTGGATATATGTAGCATGATCACTACACTCGCTCTATGTAGAGTGCATCACTACACAAAAGTGGTAGATGACATTTACGAGATTACAAATCCTATGCATTTATCAAAAAGTGTCAAGCATTTGTAAACTCCCTAAACTTCCTAAACTCCCTATAAATTGCGTGGTCTGCCTCTAGATTTCTTGGTTACTGGTTGCTGTGAGAGTTGGACTCTTCCGTAGATTGTCTTCTTTGCTAACTCCTCTGGCAAGTTCAAAACGAATGCTCGGAGCCTCATCCTTTGTTCTGGATCTATGATGCCTACTAAGATACTGAAGTCTTCACCCTTCAGTGCCAATTCTTTTGCTTTCTCATACGCTTCTTTTTGTTGTTTCATTTATAAATAAAAAAAGTCTTGTGTTTGGAAAAAATTCGTCTAGTGATGAGCTTCTATGAAACACCTATTCAACAAGAATGCTCTTGAGAAGGCGTGTGATGAGTGCGGTGGTACAGGAACCGATTGGTACGATGAAGGTTTGGGGGAACCCTGCTGGAAGTGCCAAGGGACGGGTCATGTTGCTACTGAAGAGGGTAAGGCTATCCTCCAACTTATTGCACATCATTCCAAGGGTATTTTAGAATACGCCTAATTATTTCTCTATTCGTCTCCAGCGGTCACGCCACAGGAGATCGGATAGACGATTTGCGTAGGCTCTAACTTTCAATTCTGGAAGGTTAGGGTCAAGGATGTGTATCCCTTCGTGTAAAACTATATTGAGTCTGGCTTTGGTAGATAGTCGTGGATCTATTTCTATCTTTTTATCTGCAAAGATAGCCTGACCATCGTTACGTTCCCTGCCTAGCTTCTTGTCTTCCAGCTTAATACGGACGGGTAATTTCATCTTGGGGAATTATTCGGAATAGACTTAACGATACGACTGCATTACCTACCCTACACTTTTGGATCTTTTCTTCTACTTCTCCCAATTCAACTCGTTTCTTTAATCTTCTACGAATAGCATCTTTTCCATAGTTTACTTTTCCTGCAAGGTCTTTAACAGAAAACCATTCACCATAAGATACTTCATCTCTTGTAGGTGTGTTGATTAGATCAACCGCACATTTAATAATGCTCTCTCGTAAATCAGCTTCTGATGGGTGTATTTTCTTTCGGTTCATACGAAATGATTTTGGTTGCTGGTAGTTCTCCTTTGTCACATCCACTCCAATCTAGTATTCCTACACCTGGGCGGCATATGGCATCTCCCACAACTTTGTGGGCATATCTGGTAAGTAACTGCCAAGCTGGTGTTACCATGAATATACCAGCACCATCATTAAAGATTCCTCCCGTGTGTCGATGGCCTCGTAGATATATTTTTGGAACCCTATGACCAACACGGGAGTAATTCTGTCTGGCGTTGCCCATTGTTATAGACATTGCTCCAGCCTCAAGGTATGCCCTAGAACTCGTCGGCATATGGTGGGCAATATCAATGAGTGTGCCATTGATTTCTAGTAATCCTTTGTCACCTAGCCAAGTAGCACCTAATTCTTTGGCGATCATCTTTTCCCAATCACCAACGTGACACTCGGTTCCAGCAGTCATGTAAACTGCACAGGCTAATTTTGCTAGAGGACGTAGGCATTCAATAGCGGCTAGGGTATGATCAAGATTTAATGCGGCAACAATTTCAGATGTTCCATGATGCCTACCTTCAATACAATCACCATTAATGATGAGAGCAAATGGCTTACCTTTGAAGTGAGTTTTAATCTTCTCATCTTTGTCTTGCCAGCATTGCCATAGCCATTGCTGATGGAGATTATTACCTAGACCAATTTTGTTACCCGTGGATGTTTCATGTCCATCAGGCCAAAGACCAACCGTGGAACCGCAATGAAGGTCAGAAACAATTACGGCTCCAACTGGCTTTTGTTTTTTAATCATTAGATTGGTGACAAGCCTTGTTGGGGGGATTACTGGATGTCAATTGTTTGAGTATTGTTGCGGCATCTCGCAGTGAGACATCCTCATTTTCCATCATCTCTGCCAATACTTGCATGGAATCTATTCTTTCAATAAGGTGATGAAGATAGCTAATTAGATCCAATTGTTCATCTCGCAAGTTTTGTGCATACCATCCTGCACCAGCAGTCCAGAAATCTGTTCTATGTTCTGCTTGGCCTTTACGATATTTCTCTAACCCTGCTGAACCAGCTTTGCTCCATATCTCAAAAGCATCTTGTTCAGCATTCATATTACTTCTTTGGCTTACGCTTTGTTTTCTTTGTACCGTAACTGACTCTTGCTTCTCGCATTGTGGAGACTGTAGTTTTGGCATTGGGTGATGTGGTTGTTTTATTCATGTCTTAAATCTAGTCCATACTTGATTCGGCCTTATGTATCCGAGAACATTACAGACATGGCAAGGACTTTTATTACAATCTTTCAAGTCCGTTAGACACTCTGGACAATACCCATTGATAAAAGCAATCCTACCTACCAACCATCTCCAAAGAGATTTTAGAAAGTCATGTGCATTACTTGGCATGAACAATCGGCTCCGTTTTTATCAGCTTCATCAATGTCAGCAAAAATAACAGAGTTATTGAATTTGTCCATTGTAGTAAGCATCCATTCCATTGAATTGCGATACTGACCATACTCTGGCTGGAACATACCACTAATCACAATGTTTTTGTCAGGGATACGGATCAGATTGGTAGCACCAGTTGCTTCCATCTCTTTGGGAACAACAATGATATTGGCGAGTTTTTCTAATCTCTTAAATGATTCCGAATCAATGCCACTACGACAAACCATCAGGTTTTCTTTGTCTAGGACATGGATACAGCAATCCAAGTGGTAGAGATCATCACTCACCATTCGCATAGGTATGATTTCGATACCACCCTTTTTGGAAATCCATTCTTGGGCTTTCCAATCGGAGAATTTTCCATAGCCGCCAAAATACGTTTTGTCTTTCCAGTGTTTTGTTTCAGCTTCGCCTTCCCAATAGTGAGGAGGTTGGAGAACTGTATAACCCATCTTCTCAAAGAATCTGCGACCAGGTTCTTCTTCGATGGTTCGACCAGGAGCAGACATCTTGGCTAGGAAGATAAACGGATCTACCGAGAGTCCAAGGTTAGCAACAAAGTGCTGATCTTGTGCCCCTTTGGTTGGAGGAAGTTCAATGACTTTAACACCGAGAGCAGTAATGAGTCTCTTGATGCGAGCGTACTGACGCATGGCACGTTCAGTATCAATTTTCTGACCCTTCATAAACTTGTTGTTCGGGATAGCCGTGGACAAGTATTTTGGGGGACACATGAGGAAATTTGGTTTCCGCTTGTATTGACCGCCACCGAATGAAACAGGTTCTGATTTACCTATTAGGCTAGAGACGGAAGAATCAACCTTTCCATTGAGAACAGATGGGATGATTGAACCGTTTCTAAATTCTTGGGGAGAAAACTTCATAGGATAGCGGAGTATGCTTTAGTGTTGAAAACAAGTCAAGACACCACAGGCTAAAGAAAACCAAAGGAGAAAGGAAACACCCCCCATTACCCCCCACCCATGTAGGAAAGGAAAGAGTAAAGAAAAGAAACCACAACACTCCGCTACGCTGAATGCTGTACGCTTCTCCTCGTTACTCAAATGGGTAGGACGTTTTGGTTCGTCAAAGCCATGTTCTTGGATCATGTGGTACGAATTCACACCCATCCTCAATCTTTCGATCAGACAAAAATTATCAATAAAAAAGAAGCTGTCAAGCTAAACAAAACAAACACCAGAAGAGCAAGCTCGTTCAAATAATTCTGGTTGTTCATCAGATTTTGTAAAATCAACTTCAAGTATTGGTTTTCCGCTTTTGTGTAGAAAAACAAAAGGATCTGTCTCTTGCATTTTTTTTTCAAGTTGAGAAGCAAGTTGTAATTCTTCTGATGAAATATCCCTCCACTCATCGTCACCCATGTTTGGGCAAAAGTAACAAGCTGATCTTGGAGGAGTGGGCCACCCCATTTTTTCTACCTCTCTAATTGCTTGGTGTCTTTTAAGTGGAACATCATGAACTAATGGAAATCTTATACGACCTTTCTGCCAATCTTCAGATGCCATCATACGAATCGCTCTTCTTGATTCATCAAGAGAGTAACCAATCCATTTTTTTTGATCTTTTTTTTGTATTCCTAAAACTTTTCTTAAATACCGATCCATTGGCCTTACTTTCCATTCGTTGCTACAATAACCACTTAATTTTCCAATAGTATCAGATTGAGTTGTAAACATGGGCATAAGAACAGAATTTCCACTTGTGCTTATTAAACCAGCAGTAGCCCATTCTTGCCCTATCCTATGAACTTCTAATCCAATTTTTTTAAATGCTGGTCGAATGACTGAATCTAAATATTGCCAAGTTGTAGATTTCTCATAACCAGTATCAGCTATAATTACAGCATCAGGTTTTGGTAATTTGCCTTGAATAATCAAAGCCGCTATAGCAGCAGATTGTGTTCCTCCACCAAAAGAAAGTATTTCCTTCATTTAAAAAATTCTTTCAACAAAATAAAACAAAGCAATCTTAAAATCCATCGTCATCCGTCCCTTTGCCACCATATCCCCATTCATCATCCTCAATTTTTTCTTGGGTAGTTCCTTTGCTATGGATCAATCGGTTTTCCCAATCGCTGATTTCCTGGATGTCTAAAGAAACTGTCTCTTCCTCAAACGCAAATTCAAGTCCTGCCCTGCGGAGCATCTGGACAGCATAGGTCAATGAGTCAGCCAAATCGGGTGACTTCTTCAAACGATGCTTCATGTCGAGTTTCTTCTCGACTGCCACTTTCCTACCCTTGTGGTAATAAAGACGACTGCAAAGCTCGTTTACGACCTTGGAATGGGCATCTACGTCAATACCAACCAATGATCTGGTAGAGAATGCCGTGTGAACAGCAAACCAATATTCAGTAACCAATCTATCGTATGCTTCTTTGCAAGTACGCTTATCAAGATTGCTGATCCTACGCTCTGTTGGCATACCCATCGAGGAAATCGGGAATACAAACATAGCCTCTGGATGGAATTTGCTCCATTCAATGATGATTGCTCTCATCATCTTTCCACCATCACCAGAAATATCCAATCCAAAGTCCCTTGGATGGACACCGAATTCAATACAATCCTTTACCAACTGGATTGCTATGGATTCTTCAAAGACATCACCTACGCTGGACTCATATTCTCTAGTTCCGAGATAGAAACCTACGTTACGACCAGTATCATTTTGCCCTAATCTGCAAAAAGATGCCGCACATCTATCTCCACCAGCAGTAAATGCAGGGTCAAATCCGCAAACAACCCTAGTTCTGCCACTCCAAACGGGTTCAAAGTTCAAATCGCATCCAGCAATGAATGCTTTTGATAAAATTGTAAGTTCTACAGAGTTATCGGGCCACCAACCATAAACATTTCGCCAATATTCTAGGGCATTTTTATTGCCATAGCATATTTTTAATGTTGCCTCCATTTTTTTATAAGTCAGAAAGTTCTTAAAAGGAGGTATTTCTGCATCTGGAGCTTGAAGATTTGGACTTTCTTCTCCAGAAAGGTGCAAGGCAACCCCTGTACGGGTTTTCCATCTCTTGGTGTACCTATTCACAGACTCCCATCCCATAGGATCATCGGGTTCGCATAGCTCCGTATGTGGGTTATTTGCCGTATTTGATGGGTTTGCCATGCCTCCAAACAAAACATCATCGTTTCCTGCGGTAAAATTTGATCGCACATTGAGGCAATACAGATCCATTTCTGCCAATTCATCTAAAAAAACTCTCACTCGTTCGTTTTTCCTACCCCGCATATTATCAACCGCTTTTTGACCTTCGCCTCCTTTTGGAAAAGCAACTGCTTTGATGGCATTTGTATAGTCTCGTTCCGTATCACGAGTATCAATCGACTCAAAAACAATCATTCTTCGGTACTCAACCAGATTTCCAATGGTTGCAGTCTTGTATTGGGTTTGAATATTACGCATTGCCGTCCTGTAAAGGGTGCAAACTTTACCCCACAAACGGTCTTCAGATGCATCCAAAGAGGTAGATGCAACGTATGTTGAGGTGACTGTGGGAGCTGAAATCCAATCCATCACGATACAAGCCGCCACAGAAAACGTCTTTCCGCTGGATGCACACCCTGCAATTCCCCAATCATTCTCGTTGCAGAACAAATCAATGATGTCTAGGGCATAATTATTCGGGATTCCTTGCGAATGGAGTAACACATCGTTGCCATAAATAAGGTTAAAGCAATTAACCATATGTTGAGCAGGATTTTTAAGGTCAGTATCCTCAATTCTAATGCCTCGTTTAATCCTTTGTATCCTTCCAAACTCTCCACGGGTTAATGCATAGCAAGAAAGCTCACGAACAAACTGTGGAACAGTCTCTAAATATGGGATGCCATATGTTGTGTCTTTTGGTGCATCCAAAACCAATCCGTTATATTCCATGTGGATTAACTATTGACAAAAATATAAAAAGAATGCAAATCATTTGATCTACATGAGACTAAAGGATAAAAACGGGCCGATCCCAAGTGGACTCTGGTATGAGTACAGCGATGACAAGGGAACTAAATATCGTGTCAATGGAATGGAGATGACTTATGGCAGACAATTCTCCAACAAAGTTGCCAGTGACATGAAAAATAACAATGTGGAAGTGCCAGATAATTTAGATTACTTGATCGAACAACAAATTTGTGGGAGAATCCCAGGTCAATACTGTTGGCAAGAAGCTGGCGACAAGGTAGCTAATGTAATACATACATTTGCTAGCTTGGGTGATCGTGTTGCGGCAACACTTGGGGTTCAAACGAACCTTGAACAAGCCGCAAAGGGTTGCACCGCTTGTCAGAAACGCAGACAAGCAATGAACCAAACACTAGGCTAAAATGGCAAAATCAAAAAGAATTGTAAATCGTGAGGGTGTGTCGAGTTGGGGTTTTAATACCATCAACTCTAATGGCGTAGCACCTACTAGCCGTGTCCAAACAGCCAATGATGCATTTACAATTTGTTGGAATCTTCGATTAGACAATGCTGGTCGTGAACGTAAGTGGGGACGTATCTACAAATGTTATAAGGGTTTCCCCCCGACAGATTATAGTCAGGTAGCCGCAAAACAGATGCAAGGAATGAGCAATGTGCCATTCCGTCAGATGAAATTCATCGTTGATAACCAAAAGTCCAGCTTTGTGGACATGGTTATGGAGCGAAATACAGCCGCAAATATCACAACCAAGATTGGCAATCCTACCGAAAAAAAAATATGGAGTGATATTATCAGTGTGGGATTTGATCGGATGCTCCGTTCTTGGCCTTCCTATAACTACAATGTTGAATTGGATGTTGAGGAGATGAGTTTGTATGGAAAAGGATTTGAGATTGCTGAAGATAGGGATGGATGGCCCACAAAGAGTTTCCATAACTCCAATGTGTTAATTCCTGATAAAACGTATGCCGATCTTACCAACTTGGGTGAGCTTTGCATCAAGCGTAGCTATACGCCACTTGAGTTTTGGCTCAAAATTACTGGTGGAGAAGAAGATCCAGTAAAAGCAGAAGCACACGCAACCGAAATGGGTTGGAACTTCTGGGCTTGTGTAGATGCACTACGGATGTTCACGACCAACTATCGTAATACTTATACCAATACGGAATGGTTAAGGGATGTTGCATCTGGCAACATGAATCTTTCTCGTTTGTACACTCTCCGCATTGAGTTGTATGAACTCTACATCATGGAGTTTAACGGATCTATCTCCAAGATGCTTCTTCTCCAAAACTATGGAGGTCTTGTACTTGGCTACAAAGAAAATGGTCGTAAGGATCTTACGGAAGAAGAGTATCGTGATCAGACAGGATTCCTTTATTACAAAAAAGATTGGGTAGAAAAGGATGAGAATGGTTGGGAAGACATCATTGCCCCCATGACTGATTCTACTGGTTCTGGTATCTGGCATGAAATCCAGGGTCTTGCTGAAGCTATCTTTATCCAATGCAGAGCTTACGACATCCACATGAATCGTTTCATGGATGCCGTAGATTGGAATACACGCCTTATGTTCAAAGGTGGTTCTGCTGAATCAACCAAGAAGCTCAAGCAGATGGAGTGGATGCCATTTATGGTTCTTCCTCAAGATGTGGAACCACAACAGGTTTCTGTAAACATCCCATTCAACGAGGTGCTTTCTGGTATCCAGTTTTACCAAGCTGATCTTTATCGTGGAATTGGTGCGTACAATATTGGCAATTACTCCAAGACAGGGAAGGCTAGGACGAAAGCTGAATCCCAAATGGATGCCGCTGAAAGTGCCAAGCTCCAAGGTACTCAAATTCGTAGGTTCAATGACAACCAGACTCGCTGGCTGAAGCTCCTCTACAAACGCATGAGCCGCACGACCAAGGGTGGTTATGGTTACAAACTCAAGCAGAAGTTTGTTGATTTCATGGAGGAGAACAATGTTCCAGCAGAAGCATGGAAATGGGAAAACATTGAGAACCTTGAATCCAATATGCTTTCTGGTTCTGGTAGCCCATCATACAAACTAATGGCGGCACAGCAGACTGTTTCACTCACGGGAATGACTCCTATGAATGATGGTCAAGCAAATGCTATCGCTGATGCGATTGCCGCATTGAATGGTCGCCAAAATGTGAACCGTTACTTCCAGCACACCAAGGTTGAGATCCCTGATGAGCAAGGAATCATCTCAATGGAGAACATTGGTATGACTGATCCAAAAGGTAATGCCGCTAACTTTAGGGTTTATCCAGATCAGAACCATGTGGAGCATTTCAAGGGTCATATCCAAGATGCCGCCGCATCTATGCAGGAAGCACAACAAGCCTTGCAGAGTGCTGGCGTTAATCCTCAAGCACCTACCCGTGGTCAAGTTGCCAACAATATGTCAGAGGAAGCTATTGATCTTATCAAAGACATCTACGCTTGCCTCATCCGATTCAAAGGCCCACACCTTACTGCTCACCTTGGATTCATCCAGAAAGATCCTTACAAGAAACAGATTGCCAAAGAATTTGGTCAGCAGATGCAACAGCTTCAGCGTGGAACTGATGAACTTGGTAGCCAACTTGCTCAAATTGAGAAAACCAATCAGCAACAGCAAGGTGATCAGAATATGTCGCCAGAGCAAGTCAAGCTCCATGCTCTTGTTGCTAAAGAATCCATGCAAACTGATTTCCTTCAGAAGAAAGAAAACATCAAGCTGGCGGCAATGGCACAGAAAGCCAAGTTGCATGACACAATGGCAATGGAAAGGGCATCAACTGATCTTGCTACCAAGAGGGCAAAGGCCGCTAATGAAATCCAGATCCACAGGGCAAAGGCATCACAGGATGCACAAGCTATGCAGGATCAACATGAACAAGAGTTGGATCATAACGACCAACAAAACACACAGGACATGGCGGCACAGCAAGCCGCTATTGCACAGCAAGAACAACTAGCACAAAGCAACCCCGAAATAGGCAACCAGAATGGATAAAAACGTACTCAACCTAGCCGCATCAATAGTCAACGACAAACGCTTCACGGAATTAAAGTCCTCTTTATATGAGGAGCTTGTTAAGCACGACCATGCAACTGTAGTTTCCGTATTCAAGACCCTCCAAGAGTGGGCAACAGAAGCAGAAGACAATAAATTTGAGACAATTGATCGTCCCAAAGTATCTAAAATAGCCACACATGATCTTGATCTTGATCCTGATCTTGATGACTCACTAACACCAGAAGAACTTAATCTCCGCAAGTAACCACAACCACAAAATACCATGTCTGAACAACCTATTGACCCTGCACAGAACCCAAATCTTACCGCCGCATCTGCCGCTGACAAAGCCGCAAGAGAAGCCGCTGTAAAACAAGCTGATGCTTTTTTCAAGAGCGACATCAAAGAAGCTCCAAAGGGAAATCCTACGGATCTGTTTAAGAAAATGGCAGAAAAGTTGAATCAAGATTCTTCTCAATTCCAAGATAAGGTTGATGAGGAAAAACAAGCTAGGCGTGAAGCAGTAGAAAATAGGGAAGAACCAGAAATAAAGGCATCGTCCGTTGAAGACGAGAAGAAGCCTGGATACATCAAGACTCTAAAGCAAACCAACGAACAGCTTTCTAAAGAAGCCGCTGAACTGAAAGCCAAGGTCGCTGATTATGAGAAGTCCAAACAAGAGATTGAAGAGCTTCGTTCCAAAATTGACGATAGCGAAACAAAGAAACAAGTTGAGAAACTCCAGAAAGAATTGGAGTTGGCAATCAAGGAAAAGCAAGAGCGTGAAGAAGCACTCTCAAATGATCTTGAACAGCTTCGCAAAGCAAATGCATTCCTTAACCTTCCTGCTGATCCAGTATTCAAAGAGAATTATGATCAACCTATTCTCAATGGTTATAGTCAGATCAAAATGATCCTTGGGGAAGACCCAACTTACGTTACGGAATTTGAGAAAGCTGTTGCCGCATATGAAACATCACTTCGCACAACAGATCAGAATGAAAGATCCAGACAGCGTGAGATTTCCAAACAGACTCTTAATGCCATCTACGAGAATCTCTCTCCTATGGAACAGGCTAAATTCAATACTACAGCTTACGATGTTCTTGGTAAGGTTGAGAATCGTATCCAAGCTCTCCAGAATTGGGAGATAACCAAAACACAAGCTGATGAGGAGAAGGCTCGTCGTGCAAACATGACGAAATCTCAAATTGGAAAACGCTGGCAGGATGCATTCCTCCAAGCAAAACAATCACTGGAAGATTCCATTAAATATCCAGAAGAGATTGCAAAGATTATTGCATCACAAAAGATTGATGATGATACAACGGAAGATGAGTTGATTGCTGAAGCGGCATTGCGTGAGAACAGCAACTACGTGCCAGAGGAAATTACGAGGGTTCTTAACCAAGGTTCGAAATACAAAAAATTAAAGGCTTATACGTTTGCTCAAGAAAAGCAAATTGCTGAACTTCAAGAAACTATTAAAAAGATGAGAGGTTCTTCCACAGGTGAAGGAGCAATCGGATCATCTTCTGCTGGCAAAGCACAAGACGTTGAAGAACGTACTCCTGCCGCCCTTTTTGCCAAGTTTCGCAATAAGTAATGGGAGATCTTAAAAGAGGAGCCATTAGAGATGATGGCAAAATATTTTATCGTTACAATAAAAATAGCAAGAATGGTGAATGCTGGATGAAACCATCCACATTTGCCAAAATGAAAGATGCAAAAAGAAAATGGGCATCCGAAAATACAGACAAAATTAAAGCTCATTTGGACAAAACGAGGCTTAAAAACAGAGAAAAAATACTGAAAAGAAGTCAAGAGTCTTACAAAAAAAATCCCACAAAATATAGAAATCAATTTTTGAAATACAGATATGGAATTACTCTTGATGAGTACAACCAAATGCTGATTTCACAAAATGGTGTATGCCAGATCTGCAATAAAAGTTGTCCATCTGGATATGCATTATCAGTTGATCATTGCCACAGGACAGGAAAGGTAAGGGGTCTATTGTGTGTAGAATGCAATACAGGAATAGGAAAACTTAAAGATTCCGTTGAGCTTCTTTCTAAAGCGATTGAGTACATAAAAAAATATAGTTGACGAATTTTAAGTTTTAGATAAAAGTCAAAATATCTGGATTGGTCGTTGTTCAATCAACAATTGATTTCAGCCAAAGCACCGAGTCTGATAGCGTCAGACATAAATAAAAAGCGGGGTGTGAGGTTGACATCAATTGTTGATAAAATAAAGACCCTGCGAGGTTGCCAGTCGCTCAAACCAAAACCGTGTTTTGGAAAGGCGATTCTTTTCAAGGCACACAACTCAACCAATAAAATTTAATACTATGGCGCAAAACGGCGTAACATTTAGTTCGTGTCAGGATGTTGACACATTGTTCAGAGAGGCAAGGGTATATTACAACCCTTTTTTCATTAAAAAGATGGCAATCAATTCGATCTATTATGGTCGTCTTGAGACAGAAACTTGGCCTTTGAATACTCTCCCGACCCAGAAAGCATTCCGCTTCGGGCGTGGATGGTACAATCCAGATCAGCCTTGGGAGCAAGTTCAGTCTGGTCGTTGCATCCAGAACGCTGATGACGTTCAGTTTGAGACGATTGCTCACCCTGGTACGGAATCGTATAGCTTCAGTCTTTTCACCAAGGCTATGCGTACCGATTGGTATCAGCTTACCGATTTCATGTATCGTCTCTTCCCTCAAGAGGAGATGGATCACATCATGAATACCAATGTCAACATCACCAAGAACGTCCATGAGGAGTTCGCTCGTTCCAACTGGATCGGTGGTGCTGGACACAAGTGGGTTCCTGTCAGCAATGGTCAGAGCCTTGTCTCTTGTGTTACTCCTGATGATCAGATGTTCATCGTTCAGCCTTTCGAGGGCACAAACGAGGGTAGCTACAACATGGGCTATGTCTATGTTAAGATGCCAGCTTCACAGCTTAACAACATTGGTCTTCTCTCGCTTGACACCCTTGATGACATCCTCATCAACCTTCAGCGTGAAGATGACGCTTATCGTCTCGACGTAAGCGAGGCCGCTGGTCGCCCTCTCCTTGAGATCATCGTTCCTGATTCCCGTGTTCTTCGTCAGCTCTGGCAGTATGCCAAGCAGTCTAGTGGATGGTGGGAGAGCGTCAGTGACTTTGATGACAAGCAACTTCAATACTCTCTTGGTATTGATCGTGTCATTGGTAACTACGCCTTCTGTAACGACATCAACGGTGTTCGCTTCAACGTGGATTGGACATACAATGCTTCCCTTCCTACGTTCAATGTGAACGATCCTACTACATGGCCTCGTCTGGTTCGTGTGCTTCCTTACTACCCCGTCACAACGGAGCTTGGTTGCAAGTATGTTCAAAACACTGCTTATAACTATGCTGATTTCGGTATCACGAATCCTTGGGTTAACAAGGCAATGATCAAGTGGATCAGCCCATCCCAAAGTGGTATCGGTGAAGCTCAAGGCATGACCCAGAACTACGCTGGTGATTGGGAGTGGAAGAACCCAGATTGGGAGTGCAACATCAAGCGTGACCAAGGTTTCTTCTGGAACCAGTTCCGTATGGGTATGCAGTTCCAAGATCCTACTCTGATGCACTCCATCCTTCACAGGTTGAACAATGCACAGTTGGTGATCCCTGCGGCTTGCACACTGTCACCGAACTATGCTCCTCAATACACCCCTGATTGTTACGCTTGCAACAGCACTGTTAGCCAGCCTATCTAATCAATAAGGTAAACACACGATGTCATTAAACAACGCTAATTACGCTCCATCGAGTGTCCTCAACGCCCCTGCCCTGCTATACGCAGGGTACGGGCAACCGTTGACACCCTACTTTGTTGCAGTAACAACTGGAACATCGTTCACTATCCCTACGAGTGCCCTCACATGGTCGATTTCGACTAGCGGTGGTGGTACTGCTGTAGTTGGTGGCGTGACGATTACTGGTGCATTTAACCTTAATGGTAGTGGCCCACTTCAGAGTGCTATTACTATTGCTCCTACATCTGAAACGGTCAATGTTGCTTATACGCTTAACAACGTTATTTACAACACTCCTAGCTACTATTAATCTTAACTAACCAAACAAAACTAATTATATGTCCGTCCCTAAACCCACTCCTAATAACCTGACAATCGTTCGTTACGGCCCATTGGCTGTTGACTTCACGGTTGCAGGAACTTACGACCTTGGAAATCTTAACTACGATGAAAACGTATTCGTTCCTACGAATGCATTCATTGTGTATAAGAATGCTCTTGGTACTAACGGAACTCCAGCACAAGTAGCAATCGACAACGGTACGACAAGTGAGCCTCTGTTCACAACTCTTACCCTTCCTGCTGTGCCAATTAGCACTAGCCCAAATGCGACTAGCAATCTGTCTCAATCGGCATTTGCTCTTCCTACTAATGGTTATGTTCTTGGTCAAGACCCTGTTGCCAACCCAAATCCTGCTATTGGATCTGGTGGTGGTGGAGCCGCTTCAACGGAATATGTGCGTATCAATGTTACGACCGCCGCTGTTCCTTCACTGGCTTCAACGAACCGTGTTACCGCCAACAACATCAGCACCATCACGGTGTCGAGTGTTCCTTCTTGGCTAGTTGCTGGCGTAATGGTCAAGGTTCTTACGATTGGCAATGCCGCTTATAACGGTCTTGTCACTGTTCTTTCCACGACCAGCACGACCTTCTCGTACTACAATCCCTCGCTCACAACCGAGGCTTCCACGGCTGATACCGCTGGACGCATTGGTGCGATCTATGGTGATGTGTACGTCACTGGTTACTTGTTCTAATTAAACTCTGGATGCCTTGGGGGTTCTATCCCCCCAAGGTGTTCTACCAATTTTATAGTCATGTCTGTTACTCCTCTTCCTTTTTCAGAATTTGTCGATACCACCGATAGCGAACAAAGGTGGCAAATTTTTAGTGCTATCCAAGGGCAAACTGGATTAGCAGAAAACGTAACTATAGTTGGGCCTACTGATTCCAATGGTTATGTAAATGTTGATGTAAAAACACAAATTGGAGTTGGAACAGTTGGAGCAGGAGGGGTTCCGTCAAGTGCATTTTTAGTTGGATACAATGCAGGAAATGGAAATCTTAATTCAGTTGGGCCATATAGTCCTTTGCCAATTCAATTTGGTAATTCAGTAAGTCTTCCTGCTGGAAGCAATGCAATTGGATACCTTTCTTCTCCATCTGCTCCTGTTTATGGACAATACTCAGTAACAACTTCAGCCGCCGCAATAGGTTCTAGCACTTCTCTCTCCACTGGAATCACTCTAACCAACACTGGGTCTACCAACATTTATGTTGGAGGATCTGGAGTTACCACATCAAACGGATATGTGTTAGTTGGTGGAACTTCAGTTAGCTTTGTAGTGGCTAATTTGTCTAGCATTTACGCAATTGGATCAGTGGCAGGAACATTGAGCTATATTGGCTCGTAAAGCCAATGAGCTACGCTTCTACCGTCTTGCAACGAAAGTTCGGGTTGGGTCAGCAATACGACCCAGACGCATTAAAGTATTTTGCCGCCGCAGGAATCACGCCAGCGTCAGCCACACCTACGGCCTATGATCAGGCGGCAACATTTAATGGAAGTAATCAGTATTTAAGTGTGGCGAGTAATTCTTCTTTGCAATTAGGAGCAACTAACTTTACTATATCAGCTTGGATAAATCCATCATCTTATAATGGTTGGATTTTGGGGAAATATGATCATTCCACAGGAATGGAATATGGAATAATTGTTAATTCTAGTGCTGTTATTCAAATTCAATTAGGAAATACCGTTTTTTCTATTATTTCTTCTATTCCATTAAATCAATGGAGTTTAATAACTGTAGTGTATAATGGAAGCACGCTAAATGCATATCTAAACGGTTCTTCTGTTTTTGTTTCTTTTGGATCTTATGGATTTACAAATAATTCTGCTCCTTTTTCTATTGGACAAGTTGGCAATTATTCATCTTCTTATTTTAATGGTTCCATTGCAGGAGTTGGAATCTGGAACTCCGACCTCAATTCAGCTCAAGTATCTGCTCTCTACAACAAAGGAATTGGACTTACCTACTCCGTCATCGGAGATTCAGATTTAGAACCTTACCTTGTTTCTTATTGGGCATTAAATGAAACCTCTGGAGCCTCCGTTTATGTGGATTCCAATGAAATTAATAATCTCACTCCCTACAACACTCCTACCAACTCGGTTGGCCCAATCGCCACAGCCACTCTCCCCACGCAGAATCTAATCAATTCGTTTGTGAAGGGAACAAAGCAACTTGGGTTGTGGAACTCAATGGTGTGTTGGCCTTTGAGGAGTAGTCAGAATGCTTCTTCCACTCTCACGGCATATAGCTTGGGGGGTTATGGAAATTTTAATGGTAATTTAGTTAATGTGGGAACTTCTTATTCTAGCCAAGGAATTGTCGCATCAACATCTGGAGGAGTTAATTTAGGAAGTCCTTTTAATTCAGCACAAATTTGCGCTGTGGTAGAAAAGCAAGCATCTCCTCCTTCTACTGGAACACTTTTGGGATCTTATTCAGTAAGCGGAAGCACTGAATATGGCTATGAAAATCTCACTGACGGAACAAATGTTTATGGAAGGTTTTATACCTCAAATGGCAGTGGTGGATATTCATCAAATACTATTAATGCTCCAATAACCATTAACAATTCCAATTTTAATTATGTTCAGATTTACACGGATAATACAAGCAATGGAACAGGTGTAAATAACCAGCTATCCGCTTTAACTGCAATGGCTACAACTACAAGATTAAATTCTACAAATAATCTTTTTCTTGGTGCTAGATATTCTGGAAACAATCAAATTGCAGGAACATATCCCTTTGCAATGATTGTAAATGCCTACAATTCATCTGCACCTTTGAATTTGTATAATCTCTACAAATCAACTTTGGGCGTTGGCCTTTCCCTCCCATGAGAACTTTTTCTTGCACAGCTTTACAGGATGGCAGTTCGCTCCCTTGGGTGTATGAATTGCCTCCAATTCCAACTGCTATCCCTGTTTGGGGCGTGAATATCGTGCCCACCCCTGTCTATGCTTCCTACACAAAGGACGAGAACGGATTTGATCAACCAGTAGGTGAACCTATCAGCTTCACATGGTCAGCTTTGCTTAATCCACCAGACACGGAACTTCCATCTTGGATCACGGAGACCACTCCAAAATTAGTTGAATCATCAATGCCAATAATATAATAGTTTTTTATGAATCATTCATCTTCGCCAAGTCCTGACGGAACAGCATCAACAAGTGCTTTAGTTTCCCTTGTCACTTTGCTGATCTCTTTTTTCAATACGTCACACATTTGGTTGCAGAATATTACTTTCATTGTTTCTTTCTTTGCTGGTTGCATTGCTATTTATGCAAGCATTAAGAAATTAAGCAAATGAAGTATCTGGTTTTCATATCACTTTTTCTTTTGGTTGGGTGTGCCAGCGTACCCAAGCCCGTGTATATGGATTTGAGTCCAGCGATTGCCAATACAACCAATGCCGCAAAAGCATTAAATGAGGCTCTGAAAAATAAAAGCATATCACTAAAAAACAAAGCTATTGAGGTTGCACAAAACAACATCAAGCAAGTTCAGACCCAACTATTTACGGAAGCTGATCTAGCCAAAAAGATCCAGGCACAAAGGGATTTCTTTATGAATGCCGATAAAGAAAAGGACAAAGTAATTGCTGATCTCAAGCAAAAGATTTCTCACTTTAACAAACTTCTGTTCTTCCTTTCTTCATTGATTGGATTAATTGCTGGATTCTTTGTTAGTAGGATTGCAATGGCATTTTCACCTTATGGATTGTTCATTGGTATTGGTGCTGGTGCTTCAGCATTTGGTGCTTCTTGGGCTTTGCTATCACACCTATGATGAAATTCCTTCAAGGAGTTATCAGTGAAACTAATGGAACTCCATCTAGTTTAAGAATCTCATTCCTTGTATGGGAAATTATTCTTGTTTGTGCCTTTGCTGTTCTTATTGGATACACCGTGATTTCTCATCACTTCCATCCAGAGAATCAATTTAATCCTTCATCTGCCTTGACTTGGGTAGCATCTATTTTTGCCGCAAATCGTGGATCAAAGCTGATCCAAAAGCCATTTGAGAGTGACGCAATAGAAGATGAGCCAGAGTCATTGCCCTCGCCTAGAGTAAAAGACTTATGAAAATTCAAGACATCATAGATTATTCTGATGGTAAATACACAACACGGTTTACCTATTGGCTGAAGTTCATCTGCAACGTCGAGGCAACTGTTGACCATCAGGGCAATATCCTCAAGGAAGATGATCATGATGGTGCAGGGATTACATTCTGTGGGCTTACCCAAAAAGATGATCACTTGCCTGACAACCCTACGCCAGAATGGATAGCTGATACCTACCATGATTATTACTGGTCAGAATCCAGAGCCGATCTCTTGCCCGTAGGCGTGGGAGAAGAAGTAGCCAACATTGCCGTGAATGAAGGATACGGAACGGCATTCAAGATTCTCCAAGAATCAATAAATGCTCTTGGTGTCCACATTGCTATTGATGGAAAGATTGGTTCCAATACAGAGCAAGCGGCATTCCAAGAGGATGCTCACCAACTAGCAATCAAGATTGGTCAGTACAATGATCAGCATTACAAAGAAATAGCTGACAGAAGACCTGATTTGCGTAATAATCTCCGAGGCTGGTTGTCCCGTGACCAGCAAATGATCCAAACTTTTGCCTAATGAATTATAACAATGGACAGTGTTGTGGCACAAATAACTCCTATGTTGTGCCTACGCCCCCTAATCCATCTCTCCAGACATGGAATGGGCAAACATTTGTCGTTGCAGATGGATCTACCCAAAACCCAATTTCCCTCCCAAATCTTCAACAATCAAATGCTTCCAATATCCAATATGTTGTAGGACTTACCGCAACTGGAACATTTGTGTTAGTTCCCATATCTCAAATAGTTTAATATGTCTTGCTACAATACAGTTCCAATTAGCATAATTCCTCCTACAAGCCAAGGAGTTGGGCCGCTTGTTTGGCAGAATGGTAGCCAGATCAACAGGCTTAATCCTACTCTTAATCCAGCATTGGTTCTTTATGATGGTTCTGTAACTCGTTTTGGTGATGGATCTATCCAAGCTCCTATTTATTTGCCTTCACTACAGCAAGTATCTGGAACTCCATTGAGGAGTGTGGGTGCAGATGTAAATGGTACATTGGGTTATTACAATCCGCTTGCGTCTGGATCTGGAACTGGAACAGCTAACCAAATTTACACTGTTAATAGTTCTGGAACTGCTCCTATTTGGCAGACAGGAATTGTAGGAGTAAGTGGAACTGTTACTGCCGCACCACAGGGATCTGGACTTGTGGGAGAAGTTCTTTCTTGGTCATCTGGTGGCATAGCTTTTAATCCAATTGGACAAACCCAAGAGTTGTTAACAATTACATCAGGATCAAATCCTCCATTAACTAATGGAGATTGGCAGTTTTCTGCTGTTTTTATTATTAATTGCACTAATGTTACAATTACCGCTGGTGCTGGATTTGTTGCAGGAATAAGTACAGCTACGGGAGTTCCTTCTATTCCAAATAGACTTCAATTTCCTATTATTAATGGTGCATCTGGAAATACGTTTACTTGTGAAGTTTCATCTCCAATTGTTAATGTAATCCAAAATACTGGTAATACGGTTTATGCGGTTGCTCAAGCACCAGCAACTTCTGGAAGTGGAAGTTCAGTTACTATTGGTTGTTATCTTACGGCTCGTAGAATGCGATAACCCATGTATGGCACAACCAACTTCTGTGGGTGTGGAACTCAATACCCAATAGTCCCTGGATCTAATCCTTCCCTTGTTACTTGGGATGGACAGAAGTTTGTCGTTGCAGATGGAAGTAAACAACTTCCAATTAATCTTCCCTACATTCAGCATTCCAATGTGTCTAATGCACCTTTTCTTTTGTGTGCTACTCCAACTGAAATATTATCTAAATTAAAGTTCTTTGCACATATTCCAATTAACTATCTTTTAGTTGGTGGTGGAGGAGCTTGTGGTGATTCTGATGGTGGGCCAGCAGGAGGTGGTGGAGGAGGTGGTGTATTGACATCATCTTTCACATTAAACAGTGCAAATGTAATTAATGTATCTGTTGGGTCTGGTGGAATTGCCGCCGCTGGAGATACTGGTGCAAATGGAGGAAATGGACAAAGCTCAATTATATCTTTCAAGAACCAAACATTAACAGCACTTGGTGGTGGAGGTGGTGGTTCCGCTGGAACGGGGGCAAATGGAAGTTCTGGTGGTGGTGGAGGTGCTTTACAAGCAGGAGGAACTGCAACTCAAGGACACAATGGAAGTGCTGGAGGAAAAGGTATTTATATTGGTGAAGGATATGGAGGGGGTGGAGGTGGTGCTGGAACCGCTGGCACTCCTGCAACGTATGATGGAAGTGGAAATGTTATAGGTGGTGGTGGAGGAAATGGAATAGCTTCATCCATTACTGGAACTTCTGTTTATTATGGAGCAGGAGGTGGTGGAAGTGCTGATAATGATGGTGATACATATACTATCATTGGTGGATTGGGATATGGAAATTATGGAAGCGGAAGCCAAACTAAAGCATATGATTTCAATCTTGCTGGATTCTCGGGTGTTTGCATCCTTTCGATTCCTAACCAATACTTCTCTGGAATTTATACCAATGCCACTCAATCATCTGATGGAGCAGGAAACACCATTTTGACTTTTACTGGTAACGGCACATATACTACATAACTATTGATCTTTTCTTAAAAACCAACTACAACTAAAAAACTATGGCTTGCGGATGTAACAATACTGGATCGGGATACTACGGTGGATGTAATTGCAACAACACCGTCCAATACGCACCATCGGCTTGTAACCCTAATTTTCCCACAACTTGTACAGCTCTTGGTACTGGTGTAATCCAGCGTGTAGTTGGTGAGGATTACTCTTCTTGTAAGTACACTGTACCTACTATTTTATCAAATAGCATTCTTACTTATAATCAATCAACTGGACTTGTAAATTGGGGAGATGGATCTTCAAGTAATCCTATTTTCTTGGGAGGTAGTAACGGTGCTATTTATCCAGCACAAAATATCATTGCTGGTAATTCTTATACCATTGTTTTTGTTGGTACAACTAGCTGGACTTCTATTGGAGCATCCTCAAATACAGTAGGTGTTACATTTACTGCTACAGGAGTGGGATCTGGAACTGGAACTGCTTCTATAGTTTCTTCAAATCAAGTATCATCTACAATAGTTGGGGCAATTCAAGGAACTACTCCTACTGGTCAGCTTGTTGCATTTAAGCCTTCAACATCTTCTGAAACTCAATTCCCCGTTATATCACCTAGTGGAACTACAACTGCATGGGGAACGATTGAGAACATTGTTCCAACACAAGGATTGGTTTATAGACCAAGTGTCAGCGGAACCCTTGGAAGTGTAGCTCAACTTACTGGATCTTCTGGTCAAGTAGTATCATTTGATGCTAATGGCAATCCTTATGCAGTTGCCGCTACTGCAATCACAGGAACCAGTGTGCCATCTGGTGCTGTTCTTCCATTTGCTTATAATGTAACATCTGGAATTGTTCCTGCTGGGTGGTTATTGTGTGACGGTTCTGTTTATACAACAGCCGCATATCCTACTCTTGGAGCTTTGCTTGGAAATACTTACGGAGGAAGCACAGGAACATTTGGTGTTCCAAACCTATCTGGTTTGTTTATTCGTGGTGCTGGAACTCAAACATCTGGTGGTATAACATACTCCGCTGGAACTATTGGAACAATTCAAGCTGATAATTTCCAAGGACATGAACATTCCTATGGTGGAACTGCGGTATCAAATACATTTGCTGGTGGATCTGGATCTGGATTAACTGGATCTGCTAAAACAACGACCAGTGAAATTACTGATGGAACAAATGGAACTCCTCGTTACGGAACAGAAACTCGTCCTGTAAACCTTGCAATGGTTTACTGCATAAAAATCTAGCCAAAAATGGCGAGCGATGGCAGAGTCTACGATGGTTCTACGATAACGATTGGAATGGATGCGGAAACGCATCCGTCAATCCTTCCAGCGGAATATGTTTCATCGTGCGTAAACCGATCTTTTAGACAAGGAGTAAATGCTACTCGTCCTCCATTTACGGAGATCCCAATTACGCCAGCATACGGACAAGATCCATCTATCCTTACCGCATTCCAAACTGGAAACTTCCAAGGTGCTTGGCCTTACAAGGCAATCAAATCTGGCTCACTAGATGGGTTTGTAGTTTCAGTTGCAGGAACAATTTACTTTGTTTCTATCGTTAACAATGTAGGCACTCTTTACAAACTCATTGATGGAAATGATCCAACCATGATGCATACATGGTTTATTCAAGCTGAAGATTGGATGTATATCCAAAACGGATACCAAGATCCTATTGCATGGTCTGGAGATATATCTGGTGTTCCAACAAATCTCCAAGCACAAGGAAATGGATCTACAACTATTAATTTAACTTGGACGGAAAATGCCCCAGGTGCGGTCTCAAACGAAATCCAAGTTCAATCTGGTAGCACAATATTTAGCACCATTGCCATAGTTTCGTATGGACAAGTTGGATATAGTTTTTCTGCTGTTAATTCAACCACTCAATACGAATTCCAAGTTCGTAGCGTATTTCCAGATGGTTCATCTACTCCTTGGTCAAACATTGCAACAACTACGGCTGGCAATAAAACGATCACAGCGGCACAGCCCAATACTTGTTTTAGGCTCAACCCTGTTAAGCAACAGATGCCGATTGGAACAATCATGGCATATGCTTACGGGCGTGTAGCAGTGAGTGATGCCAACAACAATATCTATATCTCTGACATCATCTACGGAAACGGATTCACAACGACATCCAATACCCAAAACTTTACCGAGCAAACCTACTGGCAAGAAGGTGGTTCATTTACTCCCCCTGCTAATCTTGGATTGATTACAGGCATGAGGATCATGCCGTCCCTCAACATCAATGTGCGTGGTCAAGGTGAGCTTGTAGTATTCTGTGAGAACGGATCATTTACTCTTGATCTCTCCCAAGATCGCACAACATGGCAAGCAAACAACATCCAGAAGGTTTCTCTTATTGGTCGTGGTTGCCGATCGCCTTGGAGCATTACTGGAGTCAACAACGATGTCTATTTCCGTTGTGATGATGGTTGGGCTTTCTACAACAATGCTCAAGTAGATTTCTATGAGGCTCTTTCCTTCCGTAAAATCTCCCGTGAAGTTCAGCCTTGGGTAAACTATGATACTCCTTGGTTGAGGCAATTTGAGAGTGCAATGTTCTTTGACAATCGACTCATAGCAACCGTATCTCCTTTCACTGTTTCTACTGCTGATCCATCTGTTTGTGGATTGCATCGTCCTAGTAGGGCAATGATTGTCCTAGACGTTGAACAAGAAAGTAGGATCTCTCCAGATGCATCCATGCCTACACGCTGGAATGGTCTATGGGAAGGCCCACAACCTACTCAACTATCCACAGCTCAAATCAATGGTGTCCAACGTGGGTTTGCTTTCTCATTTGATGCTGACAATATTAATCGTCTTTACGAACTTCAGAGTAGTAGCTCGTTGCTTACTGGCGTAGATGATTACTCTGTTCAGTACGGAAGTGTTCCAATTGGTTCGTATTTCATTACCAAGAGATATGATTTTACGCCGAACCCAGGTGCATCAAAGTTCGTGCGTAAGCAACTTGCTGGTGGTGAAGTCTGGATCTCCAATCTCAAGGAAGCTGTTACTGTGGCTTGTGAGTATCGTCCAGATTCCTATGCTTGCTTCTTTACCCTTTCTCAACCCATAACGGTTGGTTTTGATGAATGTACCCCTATCACGGTTGGATGTGTTCCAGCAGTATCTCAACCTCGCTATCAGCAGTTGAAGTTCCCATCTCCTGACATTAACGATTGCGAAACATTCGGTCAGATTTCCCCACAAGAGGGAGCCGAGTTCCAATTCAAGATAGACATTACAGGAGCTTGCATTGTGGATAGGGTTCGTCTCTCTGGAATCTTCAATGACTCATTGGATCTCCCTGCTGGAGATTGTCCCGATACTTTCTATAATGATCCAGAACCAGTGCAATGCCCTTGCCAACCTGATCTTGATTACTATCGTATCGTTCCCCTTCCAACGTCTGTCTCTTCTGTCTCTGGATAAAAGGATTGCTAATTACTTAAAATAAGGTTACAACTCAAATAATTATGCAGAATCAAGCATCACCAGTTCAAATCTTGTCTCCTGTTATTCCCAATAACTGGTGTCCTGAAGGCACTTGGTCAGACGTTTTTAATAGTTTTTGCCAGTTGTTCTTAAACAATTCCACGATCAATATCCCTGGCCTTGGGCAAGTTACTCCTGCACAGATTGCTACGATCAATCAGAATATCCAAAACCTTCAGAATGAGTACAATGCTTTGGCTGTTAATGTTCAAAGTGGAACAATTTCATCTCCAACTTCGGGGTTAAATATTGTTACTTTTGCTACTGCAATGCCAAATACAAGTTACATTATTACAGCTTATTTTGTGAGTGCATCAGGAACTACTACTGCTCCTGCTAATTCTTGGTCTATTATTGATGGTAGCCAAACAACTACTGGCTTCCAAATTGTTCTTCCAACTGTTACAAATTACACAAAAGTAAACTGGTCAGTTCAATCTATCGCATCAACCTAACTAAACTAAAAACAAACTAAACATATGGCTAAAGACATCAACAGGGCAACAGAGCCTAAACTTCAGAGCGATGGAATGTCCACTCGTGGAACCATCAAAGAAGGGATGAGCAATCATCCAAAGGGTACGGAGTTCAGCGGAATTTTCTACGCTGGCAAACTCCAACCCGAACCCACTTCCCCAGGTCGTGGTTCTTCCAAAAAGTAATATGGCTGGCGAACAATACACATACGACAACACCGAAAGGGGCATTGTCTCCGATCATGCTACCCCTCAACCTATGCAGAGGGTGCAGATCAAGGGAGATATTCCTACCATTCGTGCGTACAAGGACGCTCGTACAGCTCGTATCAAGTCCATTGGTGAGTCCAACCAGAGAGCATTCTCTGTAGGTGGGCCAGCTAATGAGACTGCTATGGGTAAGGGTACTACCTTCAACGCAGATTGGCTGTAATATGGCTCTTCCAAAGCTCCCTAAAATCGGGGCGATGAGGAGCAAAATGCTCAAGGTCAAGCAATCTCCGTCAATCAAACTGACGGATGTGAAGACCACTACTGGCCCAAAACGTCCTATGACTCGCCTTCTAGTGGGTCATCCGATAACCCGTGGAGAAATGATCTAGTTATGGCCTCTGCATCTGGAATATATTGTTGGAAACATATTAAAAGCGGAAAGCGATATATTGGACAGAGCATTGATGTGTTCCGAAGAATGATTGAACATAGAAAACTTTTGCGAGGAAACCGTCATGGTAATGGGTATTTCCAAAAAGCATGGTTGAAATATGGAGAAAATAGTTTTGAGTTTTCTGTAATTGAGTTTTGTCCAAAAGAAATTCTTTCATGGAGAGAAGAAGAATGGATTTCCAAATATGAAACTACCAAAAAAGAATTTGGATATAATGGAACTGCTGGTGGTGAATCACCAAAACTAACAGAAGAGATAAAAAATAAGATTTCTAAATCACGTATAGGAAAAAAACATTCTGAAGAAACTCGACAAAAAATGCGGAATGCATGGAAAAATCGATCTCCAATTTCATCTGAAACCAGAAAGAAAATGGCAGATTCTATTAGGGGTGAAAAACATTACCTTTGGGGAAAGAAAATCCCAAATGAAACACGCCAAAAATTATCTGAATCGCATAAAGCATTTCATAAATCAAAAAGAATTGCTTTGGAAGCAGTAGAAGTTGTATAAATATTGATTCTATATGCTTTTTGATGTCGCTTACACATTAAATGTTATTCGCCCTTATGCGGGTAACAGCGGAACGTGCAATCAAACCGTTCAATTGCAATATCTTAATAA